TATTGACGGTGAGTATATGGTCTTGGGTTATGCTGACAAAAAAGAATCTCTTGATGAGATGATTGAAAAGTACTCAAAGACCTGGCGTTACCTCACTTGGGATAGCTACAGAGCAGCAATCAGAACTAAATAGGAGGTTATTTGGATATTTTACAAGAGTTTGGTGTTGATTTTAAATATGGCACTCTGCCACCAAGCCTGGATTGGAGTGTTGAACATTATGTTGAAAAGAAAGCACAATTCCATCAATCTCTGCACCAACTGCGTCAAGCGTTTATGGTAAGGGAAGAAGCGGTAGCCGCAAAGAAATTTCTTTTCCCTTATGACTTTTTACAGGTCTCAGAGGTTGCGGAATTTTATCAGCAAGTTCAAGATTATATAACTGAGATGGAATCTGAGGATTGGATCTACAGTCATTTAGTTGAAGAAATGGAAGATTTCAACACTGACCCATATTATGACCATGAAGACTTGCGTAAAGTGGTTTATGTGTATGCTAGAGTTAAAAGCTTTGACCAGCCAACAACAGTTGAGCAAGGTCAGGCTATTCACTTCTTCAAGATCTCAAAGCGTGAATTTGAGAACGCTAAATCTGGTCTTGAGTATAAAATTAAGGAGTGTATCTAATGTTTATTACATCTGATTTACATTTCTTACATAAACGTATAACTGAGTTTGCACCTGAGTTCCGTCCATGGGACACAGGTGAAGAGATGACTGAAGCTTTGATTGAAGCATGGAATTCTTGTGCGACTAAACGTGGCACAAAGATGTATCACCTTGGTGACTTCTGTTTCGAAAAGGAAGAAGACACTGATCGAATTGCTTCTCGTTTACAAGGTGATATTACTTTTATTGTGGGTAATCATGATTATAGTCGTCATCGGGAAATCCTTGCAAAGTATGGTCAGGTGAAGTACTATGATGAAGTCAAACACAACAAACAGATGTTCATCTTGATGCACTACCCGATTGCCAGCTGGAATAAACAGGGGCGTGGGTCTATTATGCTTCATGGTCATTCTCATGGTAGTTTCCCTGATGAGGCTTATGGCAAAATGATGGATGTTGGTTGGGACTGTGAAGGTAAGATCTATCACTTTGACGAAATTATAGAGCGCATGGCAGAACGAGAAATTGTAACCATTGACCACCACAAAATTGTAAGGTAAGGAGGTTTTATGAGTAAAGTTATTGTAGAAGTTTCTGATGAACAGATCATTGAAGCAATCATTGAGCAGTCTGAAGATGAAGTTGTAGACATTCTGAGGCGTGTTGATTTAGAATTTGGATCTTGGGAGTTAACTGAAAAAATCTTTGAACACTTCCTAAAAGAAATGAAAAAGAATTTTGACACAGAAAAAGATTTTCTGATCTACATGGAACAATTTAAGGAGGCTTAATGAAACGTTTAGTTGTGGTGTCTGGTGCTGGTCTAAGTGTTGAAAGTGGTATCCGTGCATTCCGTACTGACACAGCGTCAGGCCGTTCTATGTGGGATGAATATGATATTGAGGAAGTGTGTGATCTTGGCAACTTTCAGAACGGGTTCCGTTACCTGAAAAATGGTGATTGCCATTTCGGCGCAACTGATGAAGATGGACTGGACCTTTACACAAAGACCCATAACTTTTACAATATGCGTCGTCAGGAACTTGGTACTGTCCAACCTAATGATGCACACAAAGCTATTGGTGAGTTCTATAAACGTTTCCCGGGCCAAGTTATCAACTTCACAACTAACGTGGATGATCTCTTAGAACGTACCGGCATACCTCGTGAAGAAATTCTTCACGTACATGGTTATCTGCCAGAGGTTCGCTACAAGCGTGATAAGTTTGGAGATGAAGAGGTCATTGTTGACATTGGATATAATGCATTTAACCATGAAGATTTCTACTGGGCTAAGCCTAACGTTGTTTTCTTCGGTGAGTCTGCACCTTTCTATCGTGGTGAGATTGACTTGTTTGACACTTTAGGTAAAGATGATCTGGTTATTGTCGTTGGCTGTTCTAACCAAGTGATCAACTTTAACTGGGAACTGTTCCCGGCAGTAAGTCGTGGTGCTAAAATGGTTGTAATCAATCCTGACATGAACTACCTACATGAAGAGTTGTATAAGGAACGTGGTGTGATTACTTATCGGACAGGGGCTGTTGCGGCATTTACTGATCCACATCTTTGGAACTTCATTGATAAACATCTGGAGGGATAATGAAACTAATTGATATTTTACTGAAAGAACTACCTAGACGTGGTGGGTGGCCTGAAGACTCTGAAGAAATGTGCCAGTCTGGTCAAGATAGTGAGATTTACACAGGTTCAGAGATTCTACGTGATTTTTATGCAGGTGTGGAGGCTGAAGATTGTGGGATCAGTAATGGAATAACCAAAGAGGAATACGAGTCTGCTCTCGCGGCATTAAAACTAGTCCAATGGAATGGACAGGGTTTACCTCCTGTTGGAACCATTGTTCAAGGTTTACCTTTAGATGCAGCTAGCTTTGAAAAACCATTCATGTTTATCATTAGCTGTATTCATAAGGGTGTTTTTATCGGTGAAGCAATGGCAGGTGGCAAAGTTTATGGTGAACTGTCCCGCTGGGAGATTTCACCTGTTCCTTCAAAGGAAGAAATTAGTCGAGAAGAGGCACTTTTTGATATAAACAAACTGATTGGAGATATTGAAAAGTATCCAACATGGAGACATGCAGTTGCTGGTATTTATGATGCCATCGCTGCTGGTGATATTCGAGGATTGAGGGCAGAATAATGGAATTTACGCGAGACCAACGTGCTTTTTTAGACCACATTGAAGAAAGGATGCGTGGTGTGTATCATCAGGTCAGTCTGAGAACACCGATGGATTTAGATGCTGGTCTTGCTACTTTCTACCTTTGGAATCTTTCAGGTCAATTAAAAGGCATACTTATCTATAACTGGAAAGGTAACAAACTTGGAAACAATGTCTCTGGGGGTCGTTACCAAGTTATTAACCCATCAGGCCCGGTCCTTTTTGGGCTTGAGTGGTTTAACGAGAATTTACCGTACACATTTGTCTGTGAGGGTGTCTTTGATGCATTAAGTCTCATGCCATATGGAAATGCTGTGGCAGTATTTTCTAATGAGGCTGGTGTTGTAAAACAGCAACTTGATCTATTACCTGGTAAAACAGTTGCTGTTTGTGACGGTGATAAAGCTGGTTCTCTTTTGTCAAAATGGACCGACTACACCATTCACTGTCCGAAGGGTGAAGACCCCAACAGCATGAAGAAATCTGATCTTAAAGCTTTGCTTGGAGATTTTGTAACTGAAAGGGATTTCTTTGAAGATACATTTCGCCATTGGTGGAATAAACAAGGTATCCTTATGGAGGAAAATAAAAATGCTTAACCCGTTTAAAATTTATACACCTGTGAGGGAGTTAGTAGAGGAAATAAAACAGTCCACTGAAAAATATTCTATCAGCATAGATAGTGATGATTTTATTTATTGTTGTGAAAAAGAAAACACTCAATGGAACTTCTCTGTAACCCCTTTCTTTGGTTTTTGGGTTTGGAAAAGTGAAACACTTCACTGGGCAACTTGGGCTGAAGGTTGGTATATTTATAGCAACTTAAAACAGATTGCACTTAATAACAAAAAACCACAGTACACACGTCAAGGTTGGACTAAAAAATTAGGTTTGGAGGATTAATGGAACAGATTAAATCAACTTTGTACGCGTTAAACAAAGATGGCTCTTATCAGGAGTGGAAAGTTTTCACTTCAGGTGATACCATTTCTGTTGAGTTTGGTAAAATGGGTGGCAAGATCCAGACTAAGCGAACTGTAGCCGAACCAAAGAATGTAGGCCGATCTAATGAGACCAGTGGTGAAGAACAGGCTAAGCTTGAAGCCATCTCTAAATGGGAGAAACAGCATCGCTTAGGTTACCGTGAGACTATTGAAGAACTCAACACAACTGAAAATGAATCACCAATGCTGGCACAGGATTATCTTAAACGCGCTAGTTCAATTAAATACCCGGCAGCATATCAGCCAAAACTGGATGGTCTTCGTTGCTTGGTCAAGTTTGATGAAGAAGGTTTACCTTCATTTAATAGTCGTGGTAATAAGACCTACCCTATTGAAGGTAAGATCCCGGAGCAAACTAAGCACATCCATCAACAGACAGGTTTTAAATATCTTGATGGTGAAGTTTATATTCATGGCTTGAGTCTGCAAAAGATTTCGTCTCTTGCTAAGAAGTGGCGTAACCATGAACAAATTAATGCTGAGATCGAAAAAGATTATCAAGCAGATCTGAAAAGACGTGAGAAGGCCATTGCAGCGGGTGAGAAAGTCTACAAAGACTTCAATAAAGAAGATATTCTTGTTGACATTTTACCAGAACCAGATACCATGCGTTATGGTGGTTATGAAAGTGCCGACTTAGAATTCCATATTTTTGACATTCCTTCTTCTAAAGTCTTCTACACCGAAGATGACAGTGTAACCAGCCGTGCTGATGACCTTTACTCTTTAGAACCACATCTTGGTAGTCATGTCAAGATTGTCTTCACTGGCATCACAAATAATGAAGAAGATGCACGTCTTCTAATGTCTCAGTACCTCGTAGCAGGGTATGAAGGTTTAATGCTTCGTAATTTCTTTGGTGTCTATGAATTTGGTCAACGTTCGAGTGATCTCCAGAAATGGAAAGAGTTTCAGACAACTGAAGCAAAAGTTATTGCATCTTTTATTGACAAGAACTATGAGTGTCTGTTAGAGTACGTCCTCAAATCAGGTGTTAAGGGTAAGGTAAAAATGAAAGGCACCCATGCTTATCGTAAGACCAATGCTGACCTTATTGGTAAATTTATCACTATCGAATTCCAGAGCTATACAGATGAGGGTGTTCCTACATTTGCCAAAGGCCTGTATGTTCGTGAAGTTGACCCTGAGACATGGGAACCATTATATTAAGGAGAAATTATGATCTGGTACTTGTTGATTCAAATTGTAGCTGTACTGGTTTATGTTGCAGCTGTTGCAGGTTGGTTTAAGCTTCGCAAAGATAAGCTGGATGACTTTTTAGACTTCTCTTTATCACGTTGGAAGATCCTTTTAGGTGGGTACGGGGTTCTTTTTATTATCGTGACAGCTTGTCTTTACACACCACTGAAGTACACAACCAAATGTGCGATTCATGGTAATTCCATGAACACAGAAACAAAATATAGCTGGGTGATGGGAGAGTGTCTTATGAAGACTCGTACCGGAGCTTGGTTACCAATCAAAATTAGTCGTGACCAACCTGAAGGTGAACATCACGACACAGCAGACATCACTAACTAAGGAGTAACTATGGAAACTTTAAAAAACTATTTCACACTGTTTGCAAATGACATTAAAGAAAATGCAGGCACTGTTATCCTAATCTTTATTGTCCTGAATATGTTCATTAAACTTGGGATCGGATTTTTACTGGCATGTGCTCTGATTGGTTTTGCAATCCATGCTCTATACACTCGTTTTGGTAAATAAGGAGATAATTTGACTTTATTCTGTAAACCTTTAGATTTCACACCTTTCTTTAACCGCGTTGTTTCTTGGAACGCTACTGCACGGAATGGTGAACATGACTTTTCAACTAAAGCTAAAGACTTCCAGCTGAGCTTGGTATTAGAAGAGTATGAGGGAGAGGATGAACTCCTTGATGGATACAATACACTCAACAAAGCTATGGTTCTTGATGCACTTTGTGATGTATTCGTTACTGCCTCCTATCTCTATTACCAACAAGCTGAAGGTAAAGTTGATAGTGTGATTATTCCGGTTCCAGACACAAACTTTGACTATGTATTCTCTCTGAGTAATAGTATCAAAGGTACATATAGTGGTAAGGACGCCGTGATGAATGCTTGTGCTCTGCTTTATATGTTTGACGGCAACTCAACCAAGGGTCTGATTGAAGTGCTGAACAGCAATGACAGTAAATTCCCTGAAGTAGTAAATAAAGATGGAATGAAACTGTTTTATGACGTGTATGGTTTGTTGTGTGACCCAGAAGTAGAATGCCGACAGATCGAAGATCGTAATGCTGGTCGTTACACTGGTGTTAGTTATATCATTGTTCAAGATAATGGTGTGGAACGTTTTATCTTTAAATCAGATAAAGGTAAAATCGTTAAACCATCCAGCTTCTTTGAACCTGATCTTGAAAAATATTGCTAAGGAGGAGACCATGGGTATGCAGCATCTTGCTGTTATTGGTGTAGGTTTACCAGCAAAAGAACTCTGTGAAACTTGGGAAAAGTTTGAGGAGCAGTATGGTGATGAGTGGGAAACATTACAGCTTATTAATCCTTGGTATGATGCTGGCTATAAGTATTGTCAAGCAGCTGTTATTGTCCATAAAGTGGAAGATGGCTCTATGGATTTGAATCTTCACACATCACATCAAGCTGTTCAGACTGCTATGGCTAAATTTAAACAAGTTACTGGGAAAACTGGTAAACTTTTCCTGTCAACTTATGGGTATTAAAATGACACCAATACTTGAAACGTTTATTAGAAATATGATCGGCAGACTACATCAAGCTGGTATTGAAGATCCTACCCATGAAGATATCACTTGTAAGTACGGTGGACAAAAGTTGAAATTTCGCTTGTATTCTCAAGAGCAGTGGGATAAAATGGTTTCCTCTCAGAATTCCGCAATTCAATTGTTTTGCCAGAGAGGTTTCTCAAATAAACCTGATGCAGTCATTGATCACAAAGATAAAGTTTATCTGGTCAAGCTGATTAAATAATTAAAAGTGACCGCTACGGCGGTCCTAAATAAGGAGTAATTATGAACTATCCAGTAACCGGAATTACATCTATTGGCACTTTTGTTGCACTGAACGAAGCAGACCTAATCGCAATGCACCATTGGCTGGTTGATAATGGTAACGCCAGTGTAGCAGATGAAGTCGCTAAACTTTTCCCTGAAGTTTTCACTGTCATTCATGTTGTGGAAATGACACAGGAACAAGTTGATATTGTCCATCTCTTACTTGGTTATGTAAGTTCCAAATCCGCATTTGAACTTGACCGTATTCTTGAGGGTTTAGTTTCAGAGACTGCTTATGAACGTTATGACCGTGTTTCTTGGAGTGCAAATTCCGAAGATGGTCTCGATATTAAAATTGATTAAGGAGGTACTATGAGCAACTTACAACCAAATGAAGCAATGATCCAAGCAGGTATTGACGTTCTTTGGGAGCAACTACCAGGCGCAATGGATGAACTTTATCAACAAATTGAGGATGATGAAGAGCGTAATGAATTATTATGTGACACTGTGGTGTTCATGTGGCAGGCAATGAAATCTAAAGAGGGGGCTGAATAAATATGGCAAAGAACGGACTAACTAAAGCTTTTTCAGGGTTTGTTATTTACAAGTCAAATACGGACCACCCAATTGATATCGAAGCGATCCCAGCAATGATCAGCAAGGGTGCTGATGAAAGTAACAACGAATTCTCTGACCTGCGTTATGTTATTGCTAACGAAGAACAACTTTCTTCTATTGGTTTTGAGCCAGTTATCCAACTTGAAGTAACAGAAGACGGTGAACTGCTTCGTGAAGAAGAGTACATTCACTCTGTTGGTCAGTTTGATGTGCTTAAGATCAAACAATCAAAGCGCAAGGTCCCAGCCTCAGAAGTTAAGAAGATTGTTGAACGTAAAGTAAAAGCAGCAATTGAAGATGCGAATGCACGTGGTCAATCTCTCAAGATCAATAAGCAGCTGAAAGATATGTTTAAAGAGGAAGCCATTAAAGAACTTCTGCCTCGTTGTTTTATTGATGAGTATGAAACATACGTCTTCTTGGATAAAGAAAAAGACCATCTTTATGTTGCGGTCCCTTCACACAAAAAAGCTGAAGAGATCACAGCATATCTCCGCCGTGTGTTAGGGTCTCTGCCAGTTATCCCACTCAGCACAAGTAATGATATGGTTAGTGTTCTTACTGATTTTGTAACAGGCCAAATCAAAGACAAGCTGACTCTGGGTAATTTCGTTCAGATGGAAGACGGAGACGGCGTTGTTGCCTGGAAGAAAGAGTCTCTTTACAACTCAGAAGCTAAAGAGTTGATTGAAAGCTCGGAGAAACTGGTAACTAAACTCGCACTGGAGTATGATGGAGTTATGTCATTCACCATTGACACAGATTACGTTTTCTCTGGTGTGAAGTTTGAAGAGTATGTCAGTGCAGAAGGTTCAGACTTCTCGGCTAACTTCATCCTGATCGGAAAAGAGATCACTGGATGTGTGAAAGAACTTCTTCGTATTTTAGACACAGAAGAATAAAAACTACTTGACCCGGGGGTCATCTTTTGATAGGATGGCCTCCTACAACCTCATAGGAGAAACAAAATGAAAAAACTAGCTCTCATTATCCTGACTTTAGCTGCTTTCAATGCTTCTGCCGTAAAAGTTACACTGACTGATCCTTCAGAAGTGGTTACAGGTGATACTAAACTTTGTATTTATGAAGGACACGGAACTGAAGAAGTTTATGAGGTTGCAAAGAGTCAAAATTGCCCGTTCGCAAGAACTGTAGAGGCAGACGATTAATAGAAAGGAGGTAGTATAAGTAAATTTGAAACAATCTCTCTCGAAGACCTTCCAAAGTATGTCGATGAAAACACCAAGTTAGTAATCGACTACGATCAAATTGGTTACCTAAGTTCCTCAGTTCTTGAGGGAAGAAAAATAGAAGCTGTGCATAAAGCTTCTGGAAGAGTTAAGGAGTTCAAGAATAAGACTGAGTTCTGGGGTAGAAAGAAAAACTCTCTTGAGGGTTCTTGGTTAGGTGATCAGAACGTCATGAGGGAAGCAAAAGGTCAGACACCTTTTACACGTGAAGACTTCGAAATTCGAGATGTTCAGGTGGCACCAGAATTATCCCACGTCCTTTATGCAGCAAAGACAAAAGTAAACACCATCTGTGAACACCTGAAGATTGATAGATACTTTGGTGTGATCGGTAAGGGTGAAACATTCCGCCATGAATTAGCACTCCCTCAGAAATATAAATCAAACCGTGAAGACGCACTTCGTCCAATCTTCCTGACAGAAGCAAAAGATTATCTTGCTGAAAAGCATGGTGGTGAGTTTGTGACAGGAATAGAGGCAGACGACAGGCTGACGCAATATGGTTACCAAGGCTGGGCTGACTTTAAAAGAACGGGTAAATTCTCTTACATCCCCGTTACAATGGATAAAGACAGCAACTCAACACCATCTCTTTACTTTAACTTATACCGTTCAAATGATGCATTCAAACATCCAGATCCTATTCTTATTGACGAAGGGATAGGTGAGTTATGGATGGATAAAGGTGAGGTCAAAGGTTATGGTGCTAAGTGGCTTGCAGTTCAGATGTGTAAAGGTGACTCTTCAGACCACGTAAGGCCTTATCAGGACTTTGGGTTAACATATGGTGACGCAACATGCTATGCAGACTTTGCAGACGCAGCAGACCATAAAGAACTCTTTACCCGGGTGATGAATAGGTTCAAAGACTGGTTCCCTGATGGTGTTGAATATGATGCTTGGACAGGTGAACACATGAAGATGTCAGCAGGGCAATGGGCTTCTATGATGTTTAAACTGGTTTACATGCAACGTATCCCTAACGATCCAACAACATTTGCAAGGATGTTGAAGTACTATGGGGTAATTTAATGCGAATCCTTGGAATAGACCAAAGTATGAGTCACTGTGCAGCCGTCTTAACTGTAGACGGTGTTGCAGTTGAAAAACATGTTTTAAGGACAGGAAGTTCTGGATCAAAAACAAAAAGCAAAGGTGTTGAATATTTTGACACACAAGTTGAACAAATAATTTATATCATTGACCATCTTGTTGTTTTGATTGAACGGATGAAACCTGATGCCATTGTTCTTGAGTCGCTTTCATTTGCTTCAGTCGGAAATGCTACCCGAACCTTAGCTGGGCTTTATTTCTGCATTATGTACCAACTATATAAGTTGGGTTATGCAGATAAGGTTAGTCACTTAGCACCAACGTCAATTAAGAGTTGGGCTAGGAATAAGTTACCACCTGATCAACAGACTGAGTTAAATAAGAAAGGTAAACCAGTCAAGAAAAAGATGGATAAAAAAGATATGATTCAGGTGACAGAAATCCTTGACTCAGAGTTGCTAAAAGGGTATACTCTCGTGGCTGGTAAAGCAGACATTGCAGATGCATTTATCTTAGCAAAATGTTACGAGGAAAAACAGGAGGCTTTATAGTTTTTAGACGGAAGAAAAAAGTCACCCGCCCCACTGTAAAAGCCCCGAGAAAGCGAAGAGAAAGTATCCCACTCAGTTCTGAGTTCTGGTTAAAAAATACAGCCGAAGTTCGTATCTGGTCAGATGAAAATAAACCAGAAGACGGGCTTTGTCCTGTTCTAAAATATAAACCTCTCAGATGGACCTGCGATCATGATCACTTTGATTTAAAGGTTCGTGGAATGCTTTCTCAACCCGCTAATACGTGGGAAGGTTATGTAGTAAAATATTTCCAAAAGTACTGTTCAAATTACACAGACATTTCAATACCTGAAGCTCTCAGAAATCTCGCAGATTATCTCGAACAACCTTATTGGCTTGAAAACAAACTTCACCATAGGGGAATAGAGACTCAAAGAAAATACCTCGAAAGACTTAAAAAAGAGACGATAGCTATTGCAGCTAAACAAGAGTTTAATCTCATTCTTGATTGTGAAGATCTTTCCAAAGAGCAGATGATTGTGGAGTACTTGAAGGAGTTTATCAAAAAATATGAGGAGACTGTATGGAAGTAATGAAATTTTATTATGAGAACTGGAAAGGTGAAAAAGGTTTACGCACTGTACAAGACCCTAAGATGTGGTTTGGTGAGAGTAAATACCACAAAGGCCCCCAGTGGTTTATCCATGCATATGATGTAGACAAGGATGACTTCCGTGACTTTGCTGTTGCAGATATCCTGACATTCATTGACTCTAAAGGAGAATAAATGAGATTAAGTAATGAGATTATTGATGAAGTTATCGCACTGCTTGCAGAAGGTAGTTTCTCAAAGCGTGAAATTGCAAGACGAACTCTTGGTAAAGAGAGTCGTGAAAGTACAGTTAGACATATTGAGAAAACCTATGGCACTTCAAGCCTGACTTCTTTCTCTTCAATTGCAAATCAAGAAAAGATTACAGCAGGCATTCGTAAAGACTACGAGAAAGCCCGTATTCTTTTTATTGACATTGAGACGGCACCACTTCGAGCACACCTCTGGAGCATGTGGCAACATGGTGTAGGTCTGAACCAAATTGAATCCGATTGGTATATGCTGTCATTCACAGCTAAATGGGCTGACAGTGATGAGATCATTTATATGGACCTTCGTGATAGCCCGGGCAGTGAAGATGACTACCAGCTGCTTGAGAAAATCTGGCACCTGTTTGACGAAGCAGACTTTGTTGTTGGTCATAACACGAAGAAATTTGACGTTAAAAAGATTAACGCTCGTTTCCTGTTGAATGGCTTTACTCGTCCAAGTACATTCCGTCATATTGATACCCTTCTGATTGCAAAAAGCTTGTTTGGTTTTACCTCAAACAAACTGGAATATCTGACAGACAAACTGTGTACGACTTTCAAGAAGTCTACTCACAAAAAGTTCCCAGGTCACATGCTTTGGGTTGAGTGCCTTAAAGGTAACCCAGAAGCTTGGGAAGAGATGGAAGAGTATAACAAATTTGACGTACTGTCCAACCAAGAGCTTTATGAGATCTTCATGCCTTGGGATTCTAAGCTTCCAAACTTCGATCTGTATGTGGATGCGCCACTGGATATGAGTGAGTGGGTTGAGGATGGTTTCCATACAACCAACTTAGGTAAGTACCAACGTTACCGTCATGTTGTTACTGGTCAGCAACGTCGTGGACGTAAGAACCTGCTTTCACCAGAGAAGCGCGAAACCCTTCTGGCTAACATTGTAAGTTAATTTTAAGGGGCGAAAGCCCCTTTGTTTTAAGGAGATTCTATGAGCGATTATCAAACAATTTTTGATGTTGTTGTATTAGTATGGCTGATTATCCTTACCTTTACTAAAGGCAGAAAGGGAGAGAGGGGATTCACAGGCCCCAAAGGTGATACAGGGAAAACGGTGTATGTAGAGGTGAAAGATGACAAATAAATCCGCATTAGATAGTCAGGTTGACGGAAACCACTATAAAGACCAGAAAATGCAACCTTTAGAGTTAGCTTACCGTGTGAACGGCAGCCCCTGCTTTACTAAGCTTGCAAAATATGCAAGTCGTAGAAAAGTTGACCGGTTAGGTGATTTACGTAAAGCAATTCATTGCATCCAATTGGAAAAAGAGCTATCGTTAATCACGTCGAATGATTACGAAAAAATCAGAGTCTCAACTGAGTATTTCTATACTGTATTGAAAGAGTTTACTGAAGATACTCTGCTTTACCAAGCGTTGGAGGCTATGTATTTCGGTCATTATCATGATGCTGAAATTTTTGTTCACCAAATTATTGTCAAGGAGCATCATGAAGCCAAACAAACCTAAATTTATTGTAGCTTGGGATGTTGACTTGACTTTCTACCCTACTGATGATTTGTGGTTAACTTGGTTGAATTCAGTGTGCGGGACCTCCCGCACCATTGAAGATTGCCAATATGATTATCAGACCGGTTATCATTTCCCAGAGTTTGCAGAACTTGAAGTAAAGGCAATGGACTTCTGGCGTAATCCAACGTTGTACGACACAATCAGGCCGGTAGAAGGTGCGATTGAAGCAGCTGAGATGATTGTGGATGCTGGTGGTGCAATTAGTTGGAATAGTTATTGCAAGGCAGGTCACTTTGGTAGTAAAGTCCGTGCCATTAAGCGTGATACACCATTTGCACCTCTTGGTGGAATGCACAGCTTCTTTGCTACGAAAGAGAAAGGTGGGATCATCTGTGACTTTGCAATTGATGATCGATACCATCACCTTTCCCAGTACAATGATCGAGTTGTGAAGATTCACTATGATACACCTTGGAAGGAAGAGTTTATTTGTCCTGTTGACTTAAAAAGCAACAATTACAAAGAGATAGCTGAATTCATTATTGACTTAGTGTAAAAAGAGGTTAGAATGGGTTGTTATGAGGAAGGGGATGTAGTCCAGATCCTTGCAAAAGGTACAAATACAGTCCTTTACGAGGTCAATATTACTGCCAAGACTTGTTCACAGATGTTTGTGAGACTTGTCTTCTTTAAGTTTGACCTTGAGAAAGGTACATATAGTCACAGAAAAAAGAGGAGTTAATTATGAGACAAGATCAGAAAGATTATTTTAGTGTTGGCATGAAAGACATGATGGAAAAGGTTCTTTTGGCCCTGTTTGGACAACTTGGTGCAACTAAAATTGAAGAGATCATTCCGAGTGCAGATCAGATGGTTTTAGAGGCAGTTGATATTGCTTACGCTGGCATCTTTACTGAAGCTGAACTTGATGAGATGGTTGCTTTCCACGAAAAGTTCAAAGACAAAACCAAAATCTCAGAAGTTCGAGTTCAGAAATTCGTTGAGCAGTATATGACAGAGCATGAAGAAGAAATGAAAGAAGCACTTTCAAAACTGTAAGGAGGGTAAATGTATTTAGCAGAAGTAGAGGGTAAAGGTGGAATCAATGCTAAATTGGTGGCATACTCTGTGTCACCACAAGGTAAAAAGATTGCAACGTTTGAGTTAACCTATCATCGGTACATTCACGGTGAGTTTATGACACATCGTCTCTTTAGCCGTAATGCTATGAGTTCACGTGCTGTTCCAGTAGCTAAGATGCTTGATGCAATCCGCCAGGCTCCAGCTATGCCTATCCACTGGGGTAAAAATCAACCGGGTATGCAGGCTAAGGAAGAATGTGATGAGATAATTGAAAATTGTTTTAGCTATTTTAATCGTGAAGATTGGTGGCAGTCAGCAAAAGACGAAATGATCGAATATGCAGAAGGTTTTGCATCCGCTGGTTATCATAAGCAGATCGTTAACCGCTTGGTTGAACCATTCCAGATGATGAAAACTGTAATGACGGCAACTGAGTTGGATAACTTCTTCTGGTTACGTTTAGATGAAGATGCACAACCTGAGATTTTTGAACTGGCTCGTTGTGTGCGTGAGTGCTTGGAAAAGTCTGAACCAGAATTGTTACAACCTGGTGAATGGCACACGCCGTATGTCTTACATAAGAATACTGCTCAAAGAGGTGTTCTTTATTACCTGCAAGATGGACAAGATTTAAAGTTTATTAGTAAAGAAGAAGCTCTTGCGATCTCATCTTCATGTTGTGCTCAGGTTTCTTATCGTAATCTTGACAACACTTATGATAAAGCAATGGCAATCTATGGTCGCTTGTTAAGTGGAGCTAAGGTCCATGCATCCCCATTTGAGCATCAAGCCACACCAATGAAGGGTGAATTTAGTAAATATGGTTATGACCCAAGTGTAAATCTCGCCGGGTACAATGTATCTTGGGAAGAAGGTATCACCCATGTTGACCGTAAAGGTCAGTTCTGGTCTGGAAATTTCTGTGGATTCATCCAACACAGACAGCTTCTTGATAACCACAACTGCACAGACTATGAAGCAGAATAATCTTAGTCTTTTGTAAAGATATTTCTTGACTTGAAATAAGTAATTGAGTTATTATTCACGGACTGGAAACAACCAGTCCGATAATTAGAAACAATGTAGTAGAGGAGAATAGTATGGACAAGATTAAAACTTCAAATTTCACCAGCACCACACTTGCCGCAGTATCTATCGACACTCTTAAAAACACACCAATCTGGAAAAAGCACGTTAATGAAAAAGGTGTAATTATTCCTGTCAAAAATGCACAAGGCTATGAATATACAGCAAGAGAAGAGGACCTAGTAAGGGCCGCACTTCATTCTCTTGGGTATGATGATCAAGCCGAAGGTACTTATACCAAACGCCCTGGTACATATGTTGTACGCAGTTCCCAAGATGGAACCAAGGGTGTAGTCACCCAGATCTACGATTTCCGAGTAAAAAAGAATCACTCAATGGAATCATTCTTCATGCGTAATAGTTTTGTACACATTGACTCCAAACAATCTAATGAGTTTGTTGATTTGGCAGAACATGGTCTCGAATATTACGAAATTAACCCACGAAAGTCTGACAAACGTGTTCAAGATAATGACCTGACTCTGCAAGTTGCTGATAGTTCAGAATCTTTCCCGGATGTAGCATAATAAGCAGAGGTTTTATGGATTTGAACAACAACGAAATTTATGGTAAAATGGTATCTCCAGATGAATTATTAAGTAAAGTCGAGAAAGAGCCATACCTATCAAATAAAAGGAAAGCTGCACGTCAAAAAGCTATAGAGAAAGGATTCACAGATGAGTATCATATGGAAGGTTTCCTGTGGTTTAATCGCCTTGATTCTGAACAATACAGTGGGTATGACGTTGACATTTTACACATGACTTCATCAGGGGATGGTTTTGAATAATATTAAACTAGGAGATTTAAATGGCATCAAATGTAATTGTCTATAGTAAGCCCCAATGTGTTCAGTGTGAACATACTAAAAGCTATCTTGATCGCAAAGGCGTGGTCTATGAGGTAGTTGACATCAGTGAAGATCAAGAAGCCCTTGAGAAACTAACATCACTTGGGTATCGCCAAGTCCCTGTGGTTCAGTTTGGTGATCAACACTGGTCTGGCTTCCAGCCTGCAAAACTTAACTCCATTAGCAATTAAGGATTCTCATGTTGATAGTCTATTATTCAGGATTATCAGAGAACACACATAGGTTCGTTAGCAAACTAGAGCTACCAAGTAAAAGAATTCCGATTAAAGGTGAATGCTTAGTTAACGAACCGTATGTCCTGATTGTCCCAAGCTATGGGGGTGGAGAAATAAAAGGATCTGTTCCCCGTCAAGTTGTTGAGTTTTTAAATAATGAAACTAATCGTATAAATCTAAGGGCCGTGATTGGTTCAGGTAATACGAACTTTGGTGATATGTACTGTTATGGTGCCAAAGCAGTTTCTCATAAGTGCGGTGTACCACTGTTATATAAATTTGAGTTGATGGGTACAACGCGAGACGTTGATCGTGTAAAAGATGGAGTGATAAAATTTGGAACAGAATATTAAAGAACAAATGCAAAAATATAAAGATTTAGATTACCATGCAATGAATGCCATGATTAATCTGGTTAATGAAGATGGTGGACTTCAGTTGGATAAAGATGTCCTAGCACTAAAGAAGTTCTTCCTTGATCATGTGAACCCAAACACTGTATTCTTCCACACATTAGAAGAAAAATTGGAATATCTTGTTGATAATGAATATTACGATGAACAGGTTCTGGGTATGTACACCTTCCCATTCATTAAAGGCCTGTTCCAACGTGCTTACGATTATAAATTCCGATTCCAGTCATTTGTTGGTGCTTTTAAATATTACACCAGTTATACGCTGAAGAATTTTGATGGTGACCGTTACTTAGAGCGATTTGAAGATCGTGTTTGTATGAATGCACTTGCTTTGGCTCAAGGTGATATGGATTTGGCAATTAACTTCATGGATGAGATCATTTCTGGTCGCTTCCAGCCAGCAACACCAACATTCCTGAACTGTGGTAAAAAGCAACGTGGTGAATTGGTTTCTTGTTTCCTTCTTCGTGTAGAAGATAATATGGAATCCATCGGTAAAGCTATTGTGTCTTCACTCCAGCTGTCTAAGCGTGGTGGTGGTGTTGCTCTGAACCTAAGTAACCTTCGTGAAACAGGTTCACCTATCAAGAAAGTTAAAGGCCAATCTTCAGGGATCATTCCTGTGATGAAACAGCTGGAAGACGCATTCTCGTATGCTAATCAGCTGGGTCAGCGCCAAGGTGCAGGTGCGGTATGGCTAAACGCTCATCACCCAGATATTTTAAACTTTTTGGATACAAAGCGTGAAAATGCGGATGAAAAAATCCGAATCAAAACCCTTTCTTTGGGTATCGTAGTTCCTGATGTAACTTTCCGTTTAGCACGTGATGGACAGCCAATGTATCTTTTCTCTCCATATGACGTTGAACGTATTTATGGTAAACCTTTTTGTGACATCAGTGTTACAGAACTGTATGATGAAATGGTGGCTGATAAACGAATTCACAAGACAAAGATTGATCCACGTGAGTTCTTCCAGCGTGTAGCTGAAATTCAGTTTGAGTCTGGTTATCCATATCTGATGTATGAAGACACAGTTAACCGAGCTAACCCTATCAAGGGCCGCATCAACATGAGTAACCTCTGCTCTGAGATCCTTCAGGTTAATACAGCATCTGTGCTTGAGGAAGATGGCAGTTTCATTCACAAAGGGAAAGATATCTCCTGTAACTTGGGTTCACTTAACGTGGCAATGGCTATGGATGGTGATTTAGCTAAGAGTGTTGAGATTGCAATCCGTGGACTGACAGCAGTATCTGATATGAGTGACATTCGTTCTGTACCAACCATTCAGAACGGTAATGCGAAATCTCATGCAATTGGTTTAGGGCAAATGAACCTTCATGGATACTTTGCACGTGAGAAAATGTTCTATGGATCAGATGAGTCTCTTGACTTCACAAACATTTATTTCATGACCGTTGCTTATCATGCAATCAAGACATCAAATAAGATTGCAACAGAACGGAAAGAAGTGTTTGAAGGTTTTGAAGATTCCAAGTATGCGTCAGGTGAATTCTTTGACAAATACACTGAGAAATCCTGGGAACCAAGAACTGACAAAGTTAAAGGTCTGTTTGAGAAAGCCGGTGTTGCAATTCCAACTCAGGAAGATTGGGCTGGTTTACGTGAGGCAGTAATGGCAACTGGTTTATACAACCAAAACTTGCAAGCCATTCCACCTACAGGTTCCATCTCTTACATTAATAACTCAACAGCGAGTATTCATCCGATTGCTGCCAAGATTGAGATTCGTAAAGAGAACAAACTTGGTCGTCAATATTACCCAGCACCTTTCATGACGAGAGATAACCTGGAGTATTATCAAGATGCTTACCAGATTGGTTGGAAAGCTCTCATTGATGTTTACGCTGAAGCAACACAGCACGTTGACCAAGGTCTCTCGCTGACTCTGTTCTTCCCGTCTGATGTGACTACACGTGAGATCAATAAAGCTCAAATTTATGCCTTTAAGAAAGGTATTAAGACATTGTATTACATCCGTCTTCGTCAACAAGCTCTGGCAGGGACTGAAGTAGCAGGTTGTGTGTCCTGCGAACTGTAATAAGGGAGGCCCGGGCAACCGGGCCAATTAAAACCCAACTATGGAGATAAAATGAACAATATTTTTAAAGAGGCAACCCGTTTAGCAGCAATTAACTGGAATGATATTAAAGATGGTATTGACTTGCAGGTATGGAATAGGTTAACATCGAACTTCTGGCTACCAGAGAAAATTGCAGTATCAAATGACATCCCATCGTGGGCCAAGCTCACAAAAGAAGAACAACTCTTGACCATTCGTGTTTTTACCGGACTTACTTTACTTGATACAGTTCAGAACATCGTTGGTGCTCCAGAGTTAATTAAAGATGCAGTGACTCCCCATGAAGCAGCAGTACTTACCAATATTGGATTCATGGAAGCGGTTCACGCTAAATCCTATAGTTCCGTATTCTCAACACTGTGCCACACCGAAGATATTACCGAAGCTTTTCGTTGGAGTGCTGAGAATGAACACCTTAACAAGAAAGAAGATATTATCCTGAGCTACTATAATGGTGAAGATCCTCTGAAGAAAAAAGTGGCAAGCGTTATTCTTGAATCATTCCTGTTCTACTCTGGCTTCTACCTGCCAATGTATTGGTCGAGCCGTGGTAAATTAACAAATACAGCTGACCTAATCCGTCTGATCATTAAAGATGAAGCTATCCATGGTTATTACATTGGATATAAATTCCAGCAAGGGTATAAGCAACTTGACCCTCAAGCACAAGAGGAGATTAAGCAGTTTACTTATGGTCTGCTGCTTGAACTGTACGAAAACGAAATTCGTTACACTGAAGATCTCTATGATGGAATTGGCCTGACTGAAGACGTTAAAGCTTTCCTGCATTACAATGCAAACAAAGCACTTAATAACTTAGGTTTTGAAGCACTGTTCCCACCAGAGATTTCAGAAGTAAACCCAGCAATCCTTTCAGCCCTTTCACCAGATGCAAGTGAAAACCATGATTTCTTCTCAGGATCAGGTTCATCATATGTAATTGGTAAGACAGAAAGTACTGAAGATGAAGATTGGAGTTTCTAAAATGATTTATAATCCTAGTGAAGTTGTGGTAACTATTAATGGGGAAGAAGTAAAAGGTTTTGCTGAAGATATTTCAATGTTCAGAGAGGTGTATATCATTTATGGCAAAGAGAACTGTGAATTCTGTGAGAAGGCGAAGGCTCTGTTGGAATCTGAGGTTGTGCGATTCGAGTACATTGAAGTCGGAAAAGACATCACAAAAGATGAACTCATTGAAAAATGTGCAAGGTTCGGAGTGATACCAAAGACAGTACCTCAAATCTTTAAAGTAAGTCATGGCGTTGTTAGTTATATTGGTGGCTACACAGATCTGGTTGAAGAAACTATTTAAATAAGATGAGGGCTACCCAGCCCTCGTACTAAGGAGATAATCATGGCTAAGAAATATAAAGTGAAAGGTTCAACTCGTCGTAAAATGATGCAGGTAGAAATGAGTAAAGAATTGCGTTTACGTGCAAAGAAAACCAAACCAGAGCGTGTTATTACACCAGAACATGAAGCATTCAAACAGTTTGACCTTGGAGGGGAGGAAGAATGATGAAAGAGAACTTAGAAAGAGAAGTAACGTTGATTTATGATGCAACAAAAGAGATCTTCAAAGGACATATGGAAGCACTAGAAGAATATGTTCGTCAACGTCTGGATATTGGTGAGTTACAGGATATTGAAGACGAAGAAATGAAAGAACTTCTGCCAGATGCTTCTGAGGAAGTTGAAAAGCTACGAAAAGCTAATGAAATGCTTTCTGATAACAGTGTTCGGGAAAAATGGGTAGCACTTGTCACCGAGAATTTAAATTCTGAAGTTTCTGAAGAGGACTTTGCTACTCTAGAGGCAGCTGCATTAATAGAAGAGCGAATTGAACAAGTCTTCCAGTCTGGTTCACAGATCCTGGTTGCTTGGGTAGCAAAAGAATCAGATGATACTGTTGTGGTTCAATAACCGATCTTAAAGATACCCGCTCTTTAACTCAGAGCCACAATCAAATACAAGCGGGGTATTTGGAGTTGAAATGGCAATAACAAAACAAGCTTATGAAAAGGCTGCTAAGGATTTAGGTGTTGATGTTCCAGCTGTCATGGCTGTAGCAGCTGTTGAAAGTAGTGGGAATGGTTATTATGATAATGGGGAAGTTAAAATCCTGTTTGAAAGACATATTTTCTATCGACAACTGGTAAAGAACTGTGGACAAGCTTTTGCTGATAAAACTTATCGATCTAATCCAGACATTTGTAATCCAATTGCAGGTGGTTATGGTAAGTTCTCAGAACAGCACCCTAAGTTACGTAAGGCAGAACAAATTCATAAGGTCAGTGCAAGAGAAGCTTGTAGTTGGGGTGCTTTCCAAGTTCTGGGTAGCAACTGGCCTGACTTAGGTTACAAGTCAGTGCAAGAACTGGTTAATGATGCATTCTCCGATGAAGGCCAACTGAATATGTTTGTTAGATTCATCAAATCTAAGAAATCTGTTTGGGATGCACTGAAAAGACATGATTGGGTAGGTGTTGCGAAGGGCTATAATGGACCTTCTTATGCAAAGAACAATTATGACACCAAGCTTAAATCAGAATATGAAAAAGCTGGAGGAAAATGATTGAAAAGTATTGACTCAATTGTGTAATTCTGTTATAACTATCTAGCCCCCTACTAAGCCTGTAGGGGATTTCAAAAAAGGAGACCTACATGGGTAAAAGTAACCGTCAGCGTGTTCAGGATAATAAAGCAGTTAAAGCTGGAAGTAAATACCAAGAGAAAGTGGTACAGTTCCAGGCCAGTAATGATTGGAAATTAGATTGGTTTATTCCAGAGGGTAATCAACCTCTGATTGTAGAGTCAATGCGAAAAAATCCACTCACTATTGTCAAAGGTCCTAGTGGTACAGGTAAAACAAGTACTGTACTAAATGAGGCGCTGAAATACCTTAAGGATGGAGAATTTTCTAGAATTGTTTTTGTAAAGAACCCAACAGAAGCTGGTGATGACCAGATTGGTTATCTGAAAGGTGAACAAGAAGATAAACTAAAAGCTCACTTCCATGAAACACGTCGAATTTTCCTTTCTTTCCTTTCAAAAGGTAAGTTGGAATGCGATGAGGCAAAAGGTAAAATTGAATTTGCAATTCCAAACTTCTTGCTGGGTGCTACCATTGATAATGCAGTTTTAATTCTGGATGAGACACAAACAATGTCACCAGGTACACTAAAACTTTTAATGGAACGTGCTGGCATGAATACAATTGTGATTGTAATGGGTGACTCCCGTCAGGCTTACTCTGTTAAGAAACGTGAAGATGGTTTTGCGGATCTTATTAGCAAAGTCACTGAAAGAAATTCAGATGGCGAACTTGAAAGCACTGAAGAACTTATGGGCTTTGTTGAATTGACAACAGACGACAACAAACGTTCAGCTCTATCTAAACGTATTACAGAGCTGTATGCATAACAGAAGGGGAGGCAACTCCCCTTTATATTAGAGAGGTGCTATGGCGACAGGGGTATTTGGGGTAGTAAAAACAGAGAGTATAGATGAAGCTTACCGAAGTGGTTTGGTTAAGCCTAATGAGTATCAAGCAATCAGAGACAACCTTATTGACAGGGAACTTTTCCTGCGTCACCAAGAGTATTCCTACAAGATCGACAAATTCCTTCTCATCCTTGAAGGTTACCCAATCGTTGATATGTTCTACTTTAAAGAGACCGGCATTTTTGATCTGAGAGAAGCAATCCTTCATTTAGCTTACAATGAACCGGATAAATTGTTAATTGAGGTAGATGATGTCAGTACTATGGTGTTAGCTGACGTTGCATACAACAAAGCATCTAAAGTTCGGGACTTAGGGGATTTAAATAGATCGAGTCTTGTTTCAGGGGATATATTTGCAGATAAAGAAACGATCCGCAGCTTAGAGTATCTTACACGTTATAAACGTGGACTGTGGGATCTACTGGAATGTTTAAAAGAGGGGGATAAATAATGACTACAATTACATACCGCAATCGTAAAATTGCTTCAGATGGACAGGTTTCTTTTGGAAGCCGTATTGATACAACCTCACTCAAGAAAGTGCGTAAAATTAATGGTTGTTTAGTTGGTGGTGCCGGACGTTTAGCAAGTGTCCTCCAGTTCTTTGATTGGTTCCAAGAATGGTCTGATGCACAGCAAGTGCAAGGTGATGCCCCGCATGTAAAAGTCTTTGTCCCAGAAGGTATTGATGATGAAGATTTCAATGGTTTAGTTGTTTTTGCTGATGAAGTGGTATTCATGTATGAGGGTGGCAAAAAATCATATCAACTAACAGGTCAAGATTATTATGCGATTGGCTCTGGTTCAGACTTTGCTCTTGCAGCAATGGATGCCGGTGCAGAAGCTGAAGAAGCTGTTGCTGTGGCAATCCTACGTGATGTTTATTCTGGTGGTCAAATCTTCACAGAAGAACTGGACCCAGAACCTACAGAACTCACAAGAGAAGTTGCAGAGGGCATGGAAAAGGATGCTTTGATTTCACTTCTGTTTGGTGAAGATGAAGAGGGAACTGAGGAAGCAGAGGACAATATCTTAATCCGTCAAGGTCGTGTTGTTGTTAACAAAGACGAGGAGGTTATTTTCCTTAACCCGGACACTGGTGACATCTTAGCTGAGATCAATCTAAATGACTCTGAAGTTGGTAGTACAGGATTCAACCGTCTTTGCAAGACGCTAAACAGGGATTATTTTGACAAAGTTGTGGCCGAGCTAGGTGTTGAACTGATTGAAGGCACCAATAACAAACTTTCTATTTTAGATCAAGTTCTAGGTCACATAAATGACATGGTTATTGAGATCCAAAGGGGTAAAGATGCAGAATAAAGAAGAACTCAAAGAGACTTTTGAGAAACTTCTGTTTAAGAGGGGCATTGACCCCTCTTTTACTGAGGATGCGGCAGAAGTAATTTCAGGTGAAGTTGAAAAACTGTTGGTAGAAGCGTACGAAGAGGGGTATAGTAAAGGATTCGAGGATGCAAATCATCTTCCATTCTAACAGGAGGTAATTTTGAAAGTTTATCAAGAGTTGGTTGTACCTGATGACAAACGAGTATTCTTTGTTGGTGATATTCATGGGGCATTTGACCTTTACAAAAAAGGTTGTAAAGATTTGGGTATCACTGATGAGGATGTTGTTGTTAGTCTGGGTGATCTGATTGACCGTGGTCCAAAGAACCTGGCAACAGTTGTTGAGTTCACACGTAAAGAAAACCGTTATGCAATCCAAGGTAATCATGAGGATATGATGATCAAAGGTATGCTCTATGGTTCCCGAGAGAATTTTGAGTGCTGGCTCATGAATGGTGGTTCTGAAACTTGGGATGAGGTTGGTGATGAAGCGGGTTCAATGATGCTTGCTGAAATGGTAAAAGGCCTACCTGTTCTACTCGAAGTCAAACATCAAGGTAAAACATTTGGATGTGTTCATGGAGGTATCCCATTCTTCCAAAGGCCTGAAAAAAGTTGGAGTGATGTAGTTTCAAAAGCTCTTTTGAGTGACCACTACACTCATGAATTGATCTGGGATAGGAATGTCATCAATGCAATTCAGTTTAATCAGCGATTAGGTTTAGATCTTAACGATGAGATACCAGAGGTTGCAGGTATTGATTATGTTCTACATGGACATTCACCAGTTGTGCCACCCATTATAGCTGCAAACCGTGTTTACATGGATACAGGTGGTATCTTTAATGGAAAGCTTACCTTCGCTTGGTATGAAGATGCTGAACTTAAATTCTACACAACAGGAGACTATGATGAACTCTAAAGATCTGATTTATTGCATTAACTGTGGTGGAATGATTAACTTTAAAGAGGCAATGGTGATGTTAGTAATGCCACCTAAATATAAAAGACTGTGTAATGACTGTGGTGCAATGAGGATCTATACAGAGGCTGAAGATAAACTCGCCAGGGAAGAGTTAAAGAATGAATCAGGTTCTTAACTTCCATAAAATTGGTAAAGTAATTCCAGAAGGTGCAGAATATATTGGCAGACCAAACTCTTCATTGGGTTTGGTTGGTTCAAAGTTTGCAAACATCTTTCCGATAACCGAAACGGATACCAGAGAAATTGTGGTTGACAAATACCGCAAGTGGTTATGGGGTCAAATAAAGTCTGGAAAGATTACATTAGAGGACCTTCTTGAATTAGAGGGAAAAGATTTAGTGTGTTATTGTGCCCCGCAAGCCTGTCACGGAGATATCCTCTTGGAGGCTGTACGTTGGGCGAGAAAGAAATATAGCGCATTATATGGTCATTGGGATTGGGAGGACAACTTATGAGTGATGCTGTAACAGATATGTTGAGAGACACAACAGAAAATGATGTTTGGTGGTATTTACAAAACTACAATAAACCTGAATGTAAAGGCCATCATCAAATAATTTGGCGATACAAATCTTATGGTAAAAGTCATAATTTACCTAAACCTGATTGGATGGAGGAATGAGCCATGAAAGTAAAAGTTTATGAATACAAAGAAGGTAACATGAGATGTACTGATTTGGTGGTTGAATCTGAGGGTAAAATCTATCCATTTTTAACATCATGTTTAGAACTGCCAATAAAAGATTTTTCTGGTTATGAATCACTTGACCTTGAAGGTAACCTACCAGAGAATGCAATTTTAGTTAACGAATATGATACGGAGGAATAATGTATAAAATTACGATTCAAGAAACTATCGGGCAAGTTTCAAAGAAAACAACTGTTGAAACAGACGATGTAGATTTAGTCAAAGCTATGCTCCAAATGAAGCAGGATGTTTATGTTCATTCTGATGTGGATAATTTAAATATTGACCCTGAGTGGCAGGAATTGATGCAATGGTATCGTGAACAGAAAGCTAAAAATGAAAATGATAAGACACCAGATACTGTACCCGGAATCAAAGAATGGTTAGAACAACAAGATAGAAAACGTCAAGAAACGAAGCCTTCACCTTTTCCACAACCTTATGTAAATCCTTTTACGAAACCATTTGATCCGTATAGCCCATTCACTGTAACTTGCTAAGGTGGGATGATGAGGTCATACACAGCGGTAGGGTCTCGCGCCACACCAGGGGAGTTTGTCTCCCCTATGGCATCTCTGGCAAAGAGGTTAAGAGAATTAGGTTGGAGGTTTAGAAGTGGGAAAGCAGATGGCTCTGATGCGATTTTCCAGCTAGGTGCTCAGATGTCAATGAAAGCTGACTTGGAAGGTAAATATGGAGAAGTATACAAAGCTTGGAAGAGTTTTAATACTAACCCTAATCCACTCCTACCCTATGAGACAGAAACAGGATATAAACTGTATAACTGGTGGGATATTGTTGTAGAAGACAAAGGTTTGATTGCTCAAGCTGAAGAAATTGTTTCAGAGATACACCCATTTTGGAAAGCAGAGAAGGATGCAATAGCAGCAGGCAAACCTTTAGCAAAAACAATGTCACAAGGTGCTAAAAGTCTACACACCAGAAATGTCTTTCAAGTTCTTGGCAAAGACCTGAAAAGCCCAAGTGAATTTTTGGTTTGTTATGCACCTGTAGATAAACAGGGTATACCTAAAGGTGGAACAAGAACGGCATGGATGATAGCACAGAAATATGGCATACCTTGCTTTAACTTTGCAACTCAATCCAAGGAAGAAATATATGCAGCAATAAAGGAGATCATTGGTGGCTAAGAATTATGAAACCCCAGAGTATGAATACTATCCTACACCTGAAGAAACGATTGATAGGTTGTGGAGTATTGTTAAACTTAGAGAAGATTGGACTTACCTGGAGCCATGCAAAGGTAAAGCTGAAGCAATTTATAAGCATCTTCCAAAAGGTAGTCAGTGGGCTGAGTTATCAGAGGGTGTTGATTATTTAACGACAGAGTTCAAACCTGTTGATTGTATTATCACAAATCCACCATTTAGTTTGAGTGTCCAATTCCTTGAGAAGAGTTTTAAAGAAGCTGATGTTGTGATTTACTTGCAAAGACTGAACTTCCTTGGTAGTAAGTCAAGGAAAGATTTTTGGAATAACAATAAACCAACCAACTTAATCATTTTATCTAAACGTCCAAGCTTCACTGGAGGAAAGACTGATCAGACAGATTACTGCTGGTATATTTGGGATAAGAAAGGTAGACTGGACCTTGAAGAACCTTTCTATTTTGTCTAATTTGTGGTAAAATAGTAAAGGAGAGATTCACTCTCCAATGAAAAGGAGAATTCTCATGATTTATCGTGTTGTGTTTTACAATCGTAGCACTTCAGCAACATGGTCAACTGGTGTCTACGCCCCTACAAGGGAACAAGCTCGTCAAATTGGAGCCATTCTGTTAAGCAGAAGCTACAACTACAACGTACCAGTTGAGAAATGTGAAGTTATCGACATTCCAAGTATCACTTCTGATGAAATGACTACAACTTAAAATAAAGCGTCCTTCGGGGCGCTTTTTTCGTTTATAGGGGTTGCAAAGATTTTGTAGTTGGGTTAGTATGTGTCCATCAACTTAGGAGGTCATTATGAAATACATTGCATATTATCGTGTGTCTACAGAGAAACAGGGTCAGAGTGGTTTAGGTTTAGAAGCTCAGAAACGTGACATAAAAGTATTCATGGATAGTTTTGCACATGCTGATGACTCTTTGATTGAAGAATTTGTTGAAGTCGAATCAGGCCGTCATGATGATCGTCGTAAATTAGACGAAGCCATGAAGATGTGTAAAGAGATGGGTGCTACTCTGTTAGTGGCAAAGCTTGACCGTCTATCTCGTCGTGTCAGTTTCATTGCAGGTCTTCTGGAAGATCGTGATTTCCAGTTCAGAGTTGCACAGATGCCATATGCGGATAAATTCCAGTTGCACATCTATGCTGCCCTGGCAGAGCAAGAACGTGACTTCATCAGCCAACGTACCAAAGCTGCACTTGCTGTTAAAAAGGCTCAAGGTGTTAAGCTTGGAGCTGCTGCTCACAAAGAATCAACTAAACCATCAAACCTGAAACGTCAACCTTTAGCAGCCATTCAATTTGCTGCACAGTTTGAACCAGAACTTAAAATCATGCGTGAGGTTGGTTTAACGTATGACCAAATCTCAGATCGCCTTAACCAGAAAGGACATAAGACACGTGAAGGTGGTGCGTTTAGCAAGGGACAGGTTCAGCGTATGTGTGTTCGCTTAGGGATCTCAAAATGAAAAGTTTCTTGCTTGGAGTTTTAATCTTTTGTATATTTATCTTGCTTGCAGGGTCTAAATATGCGTATAATCCAGAAAACTTACAAAACGAGTTCTGTGAATTGACAAAATTATGTGAAGTACAAAATGAGGAGAAATAATGAAAACTTTAGAAGATATGATTAAAGAGAAAATTGAGGAAGTTGTTCTGCTGATGGAAGCTAATCATGATCGGACCTTTGGTTTAGGTACGGCTTATGAGCTGGAGAATGGTCATGAAGTGACTATCTCAGTCTCAAGAGAAGATAATGGCTGGAAATCAAGTTCATATGACTGTTAAGGAGGAATAATGTCAGATCGTAATATTAAAGAGATGGAAGAAAAAGCTAAAGAGATCCTAAAGATGGTAAAGGAGCTTGAAGAAATGGCTTCTGACAATGACTTTGGTGTGGATATCTGTTCTGACCAAATCAACTTCAGTGACTGGCTATCTTCAGACTGTTATGGAGAAGGTAACTCAGAAGAGTTTGGTGTGGGTGCTGATGGTAACGTTTGGCACGCGTCTAGTTGTTAATTAAGGAGGAAAATATGTCTTACACTTTAGGTCAGAAATTTGTAAGCCCTGTTAAAGGTCAAGAAGCTGAAGTCATTGCAATTCGTACTGATGGTATTTGGCAGATTGCAGAAGCTTATAAGCGTGAAGAAGACCTTCAACGCCTGTTGGATAAAACTCGCCGTGATGTTGTCTTGTTTGGAAAAGACGAAGATTATTACGATGAAGACTATATTACAGATGATCAATTGTCTAACTATGATTCTTGGGATGGCGGTATTGATTGGACTTCCTTGGTGACTGAAGAAGAGGCAGATCGTCGTAAAGAAGTTAGTGATAAAATCGTTGCTCTCCTGAAAGCGCATGATATTGACACCAGCAATCTAATCGTGAGTGATGGTAAAGCTTATGTTGGCTATGATGAGTGTGAAAGCTATATTGCTGGTACAGGCGCTTGGGTCCCAAGCTCAATGCAGTGTTAATGGGAGGTTAAATGTATCAAAACAATGAGAGCCTAAAACTGGGTGAAGATCATTACAATCTCAAAACAGGTGAGTATGAGTTTACCTATATCTGTAATGGTGATGTGGGTATACAAGTGGAGGGTGTACCTGAGACTTTTGAGAAAAGCTTTTACTCAGGTGAAAAATACACTGAAGAAGTCCATGCCTATGTTAAAGGTTCAGACAAGCTGCTCAGTGAAGATGATGTAAATGAACTGTGCTATAATGCAATTATTTTACCTAAGTCACGCCTAGATACTATTAAGCTGGCAGAAGAAAAAGTTAAAGCTATTATTGCAGATCATGATATTAAGGAACCCTTTATCTTTGAAGGTGGAAACCTTAGTGTTGGTAAAGAACATGTACTTTCTGCACACATTCAAGCTGGGTACGACCAAGGTTGGATCTCAAGTTCAATTTGTTGGTAAGGAGAAAATATGACACAGAAAAATAAAGGTCTTGAGTATAGTTTTGTGGAGTCTTGGTCTGGTTGGGATGAACAAGACACAGGTGATTTCTATTTTTATGATGTAAAGCTGCGTGAAGATGTTTTTGGTTCAGAGTTCATTGAGAAATACAAAGGCCAGAAACTGGACCTGTGCTTGTGGACCCAATCATCTCTTGTTGAGCTTTATCTGGCAGAAGATGAAACAGGTGAACCTATCTTTAAACGAAAAATCAAAGCTGTTTTTGAGGAGGAATAATGACTGATGTGAATTATGATAAACTGATCCAAGATAAAGTCACTGAGGGTGAAGCTCTGGTTCAGAAAATTAAGGACCAGATCGAAGAGCTGGCTGAAGCAGGCCGCACCACTGCATATTGGGGTGAGTATGGCTCGGGTGAAACATATTACTCAACGGGTTACGTTGAAGATAATAAAGATGCTGATGGTCAAGTGGACTATATTGACTTTGGTGACAGTAATTGGTCACATGCACCAGGTTCTTGGATCGCATCTAGTGATATGTGCTAAGGAGATAAAATGACAGACCTGATTGAACACTTTACAACAGAAGAGCTAAAGACAGAACTAGTCAAACGTGAGAAGGTCAGAAATTTACAGCGCAGGGTTCTACACCTGCAAGAGACTTTGGACGAGCTTGTTGCTGACGCAGCTGAACTGAAAGAGATCATCACTGTGATCAACAAAAGAGCAGAGACTCTGGTAATTAAACAAGGTGGGAGGGGTTATAATGAGCCAGTATAAAACAGTACAAGAAGCAGTCGCAGCAGCCTATGAAGCTCTGAATGAAGCTGAACGTCTTGCTGATGAAACCGGTGAGAGTTTTAGTTTCTCACCTGTCTACGGTATGGGTGGCTTCTACGATCCTGAAGAAGAAAATGAGGATACTGGAAACAGTTGGTATCCATCTTCAATGGGGTGTTAATATGAAAGACCTATCTGAATATAGTGTGAGTGAATTAGAACAGGAACTCCGAATTCGGACAAGAATGGAAACGAATGGGTATGTCAATAAGGTAGCCGAAGCAGTAGCAGAGCTTGAGCATCATGCAAGACAAAAGAGCGTCACGGTTAATTTTGATTTTGGCGCTAATGGTATACCTTTATCTTTCGATCCACACATGAACGAGTGGGAAGTTTGGTAATAGCTTGGGCCTATCAAAGGCCCATTATTAATAGGAGGTAACCATGTTGACATTTCTACTGATAATCATTATTCTAGTCCTACTTACCCGCGTACTGTAAGACAAAATTTAACCAGATTAAGAGGAGTAAATATTATGCTGCTGATTGGATCACAGGCTATGCAAAAAGTCATCCCTAATATTGGACGTGAACCAAGTGATTTTGACTATATCTGCACTGAGGTTGAGTGGGATAAGGCTTCAGAGGAACACCTGTTAACTGCACGTTTAGTTGAACGTAATGGAAACAAGGGTCACATTCGGACAGAGGATGGAACTCACCTTGAGTTTGATATTGCTCAAGAGGGTGACAGTAATGAGATGATCATGAGCTTACATGGTTATGATATGTTGGGCCAGGCATCAGCAGATTTGAATACTTTACTCTTGCTGAAGATGTCACACCGTTATCGGAAGAACAGTCCTCATTTTTTGAAGACCATGTATGATATCCATATTCTGCGTCGTGCAGGTGCGGTGATCACACCAGAGCTGGAACCTATCCTGAAGTTACGGGAGAAAGAAACTTACACTTATGCTCATCCAAAATTGAATGTGAGTAAGAAGGAATTCTTTAATGGTGATGATGTTCCTTACATTTATGACCATGACTCGATTCACGAAGTGGTAGCTTTCTTAGGCCGTCCTGCATATACCTTTTATATGACTGACGGAGAGCAGGTTAAAGCTTCTATGGACAAGTTCTTTGAACAAGAGAAGTCAATCCAGCTGCTGGGTGTGCTGGAAGAGTCTATGGTGTTAGCAGCAGAACGTAGCCAGATCCCTAATGACTTTGTGCTTTCTCCACGACTTTCCTTCAACATGGCACTTGAGAAAGTATGCACTTCGATTACTTCTGGACGTTTTCGTGAGTTTGCTTGGGAAAACTACTACATTGTGCAGAAGATGTATGATGAGCTTGGTGGTGACGTTTGGGTTGAGAAAGTTAAACAAGCAATTGTTGAAGATAAACTTCGTCCATTTGAAGGAGATCATTAATGCAAGTTGAAACAGGTATGGCAATGATTGGGAAGTTGTTTGGCACCCGAAGGGAAGCACTGAACTATGTTGATGCTTTTCACCCAGAAGAGGCACCACATCTGTCAAAGGTGCAGGTGGAATCTGGTGAGATTAAGTTTCTACTTGAGATCACTAAACCTGTCGCATTGATCTCCGATGTGGAGTACAATGTACTTACAATCGAAGACCCAAAGGAGATCACACAAAATGACGAGTAATGTTAAAAATCATCGTATTTGGAAGTTGATTGAATCAGCACAGGATAAAGGTAAGGATGTTATGGACTTCTACCGTCCTGTCAGTAAACTTGCTGACATTAAATATGAGAAGCTTTGTCGGGAATTGAATGCTGCTGGCTACACCACCAACGACATGACTAATCCGAACGGCAACTCGTTGACAGGGATCATCCGTGTGGGTAATTTGTTAATCAATGCCCCATATTATGAAGCTGATGACGGACCACTAAGTGCAGAACAATGTGAGGAGATTCAGCGGATCGCTGATGAGCGATATTTTGCTCAAACTGGTAAACATCTGCCGGGGGCTGATGATCCAGCCTGGGAACGTTTATTTGATAACTAAGGGGGTTGTATGTTAGATAAAATCACTTTTGATGAAGCTTTGAAAGGGATGCTTAGAGATTATATTAGTGAGAATTTGTCTGTGTCTGTTGTCTTAGATACACATGAGAATGGTGATCCTCGTTCTGTTGAAGTGGTCTTGAAACTTGATGGTCAGGACATTTCCAGCACCACAGACTGGTTTTAATCATGGAAAAAGAAGAATATGAACATCAGGCACATCGGTTTGTATTCTCCAAGCCAGCTGGCAAACATTACTGTGTTCAGTGTGGTTTGATCGCACTGAATAACGGTTTTAGCGACTGGGCTACGGAGAAAGGTTGCTTGAATGAGATCCACCCCAGCTATAAATCAACTAAGAGACGGTTTACAAAGCTGAAAGGTACTTGAAATACGGACGTTAACACCTGAGAAGGTAAAAAGTGTGAAATTTCTCTCTGTAATTTGATTTTAGGACGAAATTAATAGTTTTTTACCATGATTTAGGTTAAAATAATACTATAGGGTAATTGTAATTCTATAACAGGAGAAAAATATGGAAGTCACACCTCAGTTAAAGACATACTACTGCTATTCAGCAGACAATGTTACGTTTGAAGGTAGATTTGATTGTGTAGAGGATGCAAAGCTGGCTTTCATCTTGAAGGAACAACCAAAACAAGAGATGATTTATTACATTGGTGAAGTGGTGGAGTATAACCCACGTGATTTCATTAGCGTGCTCAATCTGGTTAGTGAGATCAATGCTCAAGCTGTTTTTGAGGTTGGTGCAGACAAAGTGGGAACTTGGCCTGAGTTAAGTCAGTCTAAATACCATGAACTTCGAGAAATGCTTGCAAAATTCTTTGAGCAGTATTATCCTGTACCCTTTACTGGTGTACAGAATGTAAAAAGACACATTATTGGAGAATAAGGAGTATACATGAATATTACTGTTGACATTTCTGAAGGTGAGTTGGATGCACTTGACCTTACCCCACGTCAGTTGGAGGAGTTGGTCTGGGAAAACTTGGGAGATAACATTGATCCTAGTGAGATACTAGATGCAGCAGTGATCATCAATGTCTACGAATGATTTAAAAATAAAGCGCCCTTAGAGGCGCTTTTTTATTGACTAAATTTTGTCTTTTGTGTAGAATATCTAAAATTAATCAACAGGAGGTCAAATGATAAGGGATCTACAAGACAAGATCGTAACTTTCACAAAATTTAATGACAGTGGTCAATGGAAAGGTGTAGGAACAGGTAAAGTTATGGTGGTTGAGCGGGGTGAACGTGTAGTTGTCTCAATCCGAAAGCACCCACTGTTTAAAGAACAAGAGTTAGTCTCCCTCTACCTGTGGAATGTCCCGGATAGAAGCCAGTGTGATGTTATCATGAAGGTGGAAGAGGATAAAAAATAAACTAAGGAGAAATTATGGGTTTTCGTTTCAGACAAAGAATTAAAATTGCCCCAGGTATCTACATCAACTTGGGTAAAAAAGGTGTAAACTCAGCCAGCTTCCGTGCTGGACCTTTTACAACCAACGTAAACAAAGAAGGTGTTCGTCACACAGCGGGTTTGCATGGTTCTGGTTTGTCTTATGAGACCAAAAGGACTTCTTGGGGTGGTGGGACAAGCCCTACCAAAAAGTTCTTGATCATTGCTGCCATTTTATTTACACTGTATTTAATAATTCACTAAAACTTTGAGGGAGTATTAGTCTAATGTTGAAAGTTTATCGTTTAGTTGGGCCTGATGGCGTTGGTTATTACTTCAGCAGAGATAGAAAGTTGGAAGTTGAGGTTTCTGGGGAGGTTGGTTATGATACAGCAATAAATAAACCCCAACACCCTTTACCATATGATGATGGTATTGATTCATTTCCAGATAACTACTACTTTGGGTTTGGTGATAAACTTCAACTAAAGGCTTGGTTTACACCTGACATCCTTAAGGCTGCTGACAAACGTGGATGCGTTGTTGAGCTTTGGGAAGTCTCACCACATGAGGTGATTCACGGTGGCAAACAGCTTTGCTTTAATAAAGGTGAAGCTAAGCTTTTAACAAAGATTAAACCTCTTTCTTTTGTGAAGGTAGGTTGAAATGGAAGAACACAATATGTCCTTGGATTGGTTTGCTAATATGCAAAGAGCAAAACAACGTCAAGAAAACAAAAACAAGCAAGAAGGAGAATAAAATGTCTGTATTTAACCGTTTAGATAAGGAATATATTGAGAATTTCATTACCATTCAAAGTATGCTACTGAAGCACATCAGTCAAAATGGTTTTGATGGTTCAGATGGCCCTATGGATAGTCCAAGTAACTCGGTACAATTCGTTGCCGAGAAAGGGATCTGTGCAATGTTGGACAGAATTCGTTCAAGACTGAATCTTTCAACAGATGGTCAGTTGGATAACATGCGTAATGAGTGTTTCCGTAGTTGGGAGCATTACACCGGCAGCACTTCCTATCCTGTACCTGCATCGCTCTCCGCTGCAAATGATCGCAGTGCGGAACGGGCATTTGACCGAGACCATCATTGGAAAGATGAGCAGCTGGAACTTCGGAAAATGTTGATCTCGCATTCAATCAAGTTTGCTAAAGCTAAACTCAAAGAACGTTTTGGTTCTTAAGATGAAAATCATCCACTATTTGATTGTGTTACTTCTTGTAGTGGATATTTACCTTTTCCTGACAGCACCCTACTAGGAGAAACAAATGACTATTCAAAAAAGACACCGTAGTGGTGAGCGTAATAAATATCAACGTAAACCAAGATTTGACAAACCTCAATTCACTGATTTAAGTGCATCAGTTGTGAATATATTTTTACGTAAAGTAGAAAAGAATCTACCGGACGGCATTACATTCTTGTATAATGACAGCACTGTTATTGCTTTTGGGCATGACTCAACCCGAGCAGCTTATCTCTTGGATTTCTATCCATTAGATGTTGATCTGTCTGAGAGTGAAGTTAAAGAAATTAGACACGAATTAACAAACTGGCAAGATTTGCATGAGATTGGGATTATTGAAGACATATTGTTAGAGCAGGTTGAAAATATTGTGGATGAAGTTAACAGAGTGAAATCTTATCACCCAGAATCAGAACTGACTATTGTTTTCGGTCCTGCTGATACACTTGATTATGCTGGCACTCCAGCACGTCCAATTTACATGTTCCTGCTTGAGTCTGATGAGACAGCTAGATTGGAAACAGAATCAAGCTTCGTTGTTCTGCCAAATGATGAGATGAGCAGAGCTTACATGGAAGACTAACTAAGGAGGGCCAATGGGAAAGTACAGAATTAGAGAGTTGGAAAATCCGAAACGATATCTTGTTACTCAGAGACATTGGCTCTTCCCTCTTTGTTGGAGACCTATGACTTTTGGTGATGGCTGTGGTAACGACACTGGTATTGAGGTAGTTTACTCAACTCTTAGAGAGGCTGAAGATTATGTAGAAAGATCTGAGAGATTTGATAAATGGTATAGGGGGTTATGATGGCAGGTTATCACATAAATGAAATCCAGAAACGTAGATACGGTTCCCTTGGTAAAATTGTGGAGGAAACCGAAGAACTGTTAGATGCACATCAGCAAGGTAGTAATGTTATGGTTCTAATCGAGCTTTGTGATCTGTATGGAGCTATTGAAGGTTTCTTAGAGGAGAACTATCCTCAGATTAAGATGTCAGACCTGAGTAAGTTTTCTCATATTACTAAACGGGCATTTGAAAGTGGGGAAAGATCATGAATATTGATTTAGGTTTGATCACAGAAGCTATTGACTATTACAACTGCATTGAAACTAAGGTTCCATACCTTGTTGATCAAGACATTATGGATTTCACTTGTCCAAAAGGTGTTGTTGATAAGAGATTCACCCATGAGGGTGGCAAACAGTATGTTGCCAGTGCTGAACAGTCATTTCTTCAGTTAGAGAAAGATGGTAAAGTATTTCATGACAACTCCAGTTACATAGCTCTTACACCATGCTATCGTGATGAGTGGGTTTTAGATGAAACTCACTACAACATCTTTCTGAAACTTGAAATTTTCCATTACAATCCAGACTTACCCAATGCAGATTACTTTTGGGCTAATGAAATGAGAAACTTCTTCTGGCAACAAGGTTTGCCTGTAGAATTAAAACCAACAGACCTCGGTTATGACATCTTGGATCGATTTGGTTTAGAATTGGGTTCATTTGGTTACCGTGTGACACCAAAAGGTGTTCGTTATGTTTACGGAACTGGTCTGGCAGAGCCACGTGCATCCCTTGCAATTCAAAACTACAAAGATTGGAGGTTATAATGTTGATTGATCAACTCTTTAACTTAATCAATAAGGTTGAGTTAGAGAAAAAGTACCTCTTTGTGGTTTATGATGAAGGCCCCAATGGTAAAGTTGGTCTTGATGTCTTGGACTATGAGTCAGAGGAAGAAGTAGATGGTGGCTGGTTTGATTCTGTCTCTGAAGCCTGGAAATATGTCTCTGAATTTGAGGGGAGTCTATAATGCACATTTGCTATAAATTATTTGGCTGGAAACCTTGGACCTTCCTGACAAACTATGATATTGATCGTGAATGCGAAAAGTGTCCGGTTTGTGGTGGCACATCTTTTAAACACACTGTTGTGGATACTGTTTCTAACCATGCATCTGAGGTACATGTTCATTGTGATGAGTGTGGTGAGATGGTAAACTGTCAGCTATACGGTTCTTACGATCCTATCTTTATGTATATGGACAGAAGTTTTGAAATGTGGGTGATCAGAAAACAGAAGGCAACGATATGAAAGTTTACATTGTTTGTCGTTCGTGGTGTGAGGGTTATGAAGACCACGGCTGGGACATTATGGCAACTTGTTCAACCCCTACCCTTGCTGAAAGTAAAATGGTAAAAATGGTTGGAGACCGTAAAGAGGACCCAGATGATTGGTGGGTTGATGAACTGGAAGTTGAGGAGGAGAACACCTAATGAAGATCAAGAAACAAAGCAAAAAGAAATCCGCTGGGCGTTTTAAGCACTATAAAAGTTATGGGTGGTTGGCTTCAGTTGTATATCGTCTTCGTGGTGATAGTGTGGTCCGTCATTACTTAAAAACAGGTAAGTACATCCAAACAATGGGTGAGCCTTACGAACTAATTCCGGGCTTCAAAGTGCAGGATTTGTTTATCACATCTACAGTTAAACGCTCACGTGTGAAAAACATCCCTGATGGCTGTCTGTGTCTCCCTGGTGGTGACATTGAGAGTGACCCAATGCAAGAGTTGGTAGACCTAACTCAAGATTTGGATTTATATGAAGGAGGGAAAGATGATCACTCTGAGTGAATTACTCGAACTAAAACCCGGGACAACGATCTATGTTGCAGCACCTGGAAGAGGTCCAAAGAAGATGTGGACCAACGCACTACTTGAGGAGACTTTTGAGGGTGTTACAGAAACACCTTCTGGTTACCACTTCACAGTGGCGTCTGGCGGTTATAGTTTTGCTTATACAAGGAATGGTGAAGCACTCTTTTTAGATGAAAAAGAGGCAATGAGTTACATGGATGTAGTCCATTCAATGCGTTTCATTTCTAAGATTGCTGAACTTGACCGTGAGTTAGAGTCTATCAGATCTCAAATTGTAGACATGCATGATAATGGACCCGGCAAGTCAGACTATAAATACCATAAGAGGGTGACCAATGACATTTAAACACAGAGGGCCAAAACCACTTGTACCAGAACCATTACAAAGAGGTATTTATACAGTGTGGAATTGGGACATGGAACCTTATGGTCAAAAGAGACGAGAACTGATCTTAGATTGGCTTAAGTCTGATAGTGATAACCATATTGCAATCAATAAACGGGGTTGTCCGGTGCTTAGAAGAGACCCAGACCTCAAACGTCTTATAAAACAAGGTAAACTTAAAATGAAAAAGATTCGTTGGGGTGGTAAAGCTACTCTGTCGATCTTAGTTTTACCTTAAAAAGTTGTAGACAAACTCGTTCTAGCTTGATAGACTCTTTTCATACCGACTAATGAGGAGAAACAGAATGATAAATATTCATGCAGGTTTTACTGATTACAGAGAGGCTGGACGCCGGGTGCAAGTGATCTGTCCTGATTGTGGGGCTAAAGGTGCAAATCCTTACCCTTGTTGGTGCTATGAGTGCAAGGGTGAAGGTTCTGATCGGGTTCTAATGCTACCAACCATTAATGGTATCTGGATTCAAAGTTGGTCTGAATACCGCAAAAACCCCGGCTTAGGGAGGGTTTTATAAATGTACCAGAACGGTCAGCACGCATTTGATCATTCATGTGTCTATCACATTGTAGAACACGGCAGCCGAGGTGAAGTACTACTAGACCAGTATCTAGTGTTTACCTTTTCTAATTTCTATAAAATTGGACGTAATGGATTAACCAAATCATCTATTGGAAAATTTACTACTAACGTCACTTTAGATGTCGTAGGTAAGACTTATGTAAATGAGTATGGATATTTATTTGAAAGGTGCAACCATCCGGTTGGATTCTTTAAGAAACAGAAATATTCTATTAACTTGGTAAATAATGGGACTCTTAATTTAGGAACCTCTGATGCTAAGATCATAAATAAATTACATGAGTATTGTGTAAAACTAACTAAAGAAAAATTAGACATTGAGTGTCGATTCACTGACCGAGAATTCTTCTTTACTACATCTAATGGTATTAAATTAGTGGACCTTCATAATAAATACCCTATTAGCCCTTTTGCAATAGAAGTCATGAAACGTGAATATGACCAAGATGCAGCAATGCTTTCCACTTTCAATCTACTAAGCACGCAGAAACGAGAACTGGAGAAGGCTAGCTATAAGCCGATTGACCCAAGAGAAGAACGGACTCGTTCACTGCAAGCTTTAGGAAGAATGAATGGTGGACCTAATAGCTACATTGACGGGGATGGTGTATATCACTCTAATCCTAATCCGGTTACCAGCACTTTAGATTGGGCGCATGGTTTATAATTGAAGTACTCCTGTGGATTTGGGGTGATAAGACAACTCTATTTAACATCAGGCAACTTCGGTTGCCTTTAACTGTATGGAGGTTATATGTTACAAGTTTATAATCTGGTCGCGTCAAGTGGTGGAGAGGAAGGTGAGGAGTACTGTGAAGTCCTGATAAAATCTTTCCTTCACAAATCTGATGCAGAAGCTTACCGGGAATTGCACTGTGACTCACATCTACCACAGTATGTGATCGAAGGAGCAGAAGTTTTATTGTGGTGGACAGATAAGCAAACTTCTGAGGAAGTTTGGTGTATTGAGGAAGTAAGACTCTACAAATCCTTAGAAGAGGCAGTGCAAGATGATCACTAAAGAGCAAGCACAAACAATAAAGAGTTATGTAGAGAGTATGCTTGTCTATGAGACCGCCGCGCTGCATAGTAAAATCTGCCTTGCAAAAAGTACAGATAAAGCAAGTGCAGAGTTGATGGCATGTTTGTTAAAACTCACTCAAAAGAATGCTGAAGAGACAGGAAAGCAATTTCTTTCTTACATTGACAGTCTAACTAAAGCTGAGTGGATTGATTGGTCTGGTGGTGATTGTCCTGTCGCACCAGAAGATAAAGTGCAGTACAAAACAACCTTCGGCAAAGTCTTAGAAGCATTAGCATGTGATATCAGATGGAAACATATAAGTAACACTGACCATCAAGCAGGTGATGTGATTGCATATCGAATCATTGGTTGACAGTGGACACGTCTACTGCTACTGTGGACAAACCCGCTCACTTTCGGTGGGCGAATCTGCTATAGGGGGTTTTATGGAATTATTAGTTGCAATACTAATTTTAGCTGCATTCTTCGGAGTATGCTATTGGGTTAGTGGTTCACAGTGGAGAGAATAATGAATTATAATGATTGTGACATCTGTCAGCATCATGAAGATGTAGGGACAGCAAAAGAGTTTCTGAAAAAGGCCGTTGAGGCAAGTCTTTTTGCATTAATGCATAAGACAGAAGAAGCTTATGAGAAAGAGCGTGTTGCAAGGCAGGCATTTTGTGAGTTTATGCAATCACACCCTGCAATTGAAATTACATTAAAGGAAGAGGAGAATAAAGATGAAACTAGTTGAATTGTTAGTGCAGGAATTACCTAAACGTAGTGGCTGGCCTGTTGGTGCTGACTACGTTGTGCAAGATTGTGATGGGTCTTATGATCTTAAATTTGGGGCGGGTGAACCCACTGTTTATTTCGATGAGCGTGGTGTATGGCGTAATTCCGAAAAACCTACTCACTGGGGAGTATATACGGAAGAGTCATATATCCGTGATGTTACTGTTGGGGCAGATGATGCAGACACATCAATTGTGTTACGTGAAGAATATGAAGCTGCACTTGTAAAAGGTAATAAAACTCAACTGAAATTAATTGATCTATTGGTTCAAGAATTACCGAAACATGGTGGTTGGCCTACCTCGGCTGATTATGCTGGTTACAAAAATAGTTCAAAAGACATTACTTTCACATATGGTGGAAAACCTGGTTTTAATCTGCTTGGGGATCTTAGCATTTTCTCAAATGCAGACGCCGGTTCAAGGTGGGTTGTAGGTGCTTCTGTTCCAGCACAAGTTCCAGAGGATTCTACAACGGCAATCGTAAGTCGCCGGGAGTATCTGGCTGCTCTTGAAGCATCTAAGAAACCTAAATGGAATGGTGAAGGTCTTCCACCTATCGGTGCTGAGATCGAAGTCCTGTCACCGACTTATGGGTGGAAAAAGGCTACAGTCACAGCAGTCACAGACAACTGGCTTATCGCACAATATGAAGATGGTGTAGAGTTTGCTGGAACACATCGAACTTTCAGTAACACTTTAGGTTGGGAAACTGACTGTAGTCATTTCCGTAAAGTGAAGTCACAAGCAGAGCGTCAACGTGAAGCCACTGTTGCATCTCTGCAAGAGAGTCTGAAAGGTTCTGGTTATGGATTACCTGATGGAGCAGCCAGCATTGTGGTAGATGCCATTGCACAAGGTAAAGTCTCTGGCATAAAGTTAGCTGACTAAACTGTGGACCACTGTGTTGTCCTGCTGTGGACGAAGATGTTCTTTATATTCATGGTAAGTTTCAGGGCTATTGTAGGATACCCTTTGAATGGAAATTAAGAGAAGATCTGACACAAGATGAATGTCCACCGAAAGCTAAACAGAGGAGATGAGCACAATGCATAACTGGAAAGGTATTTTACATGTCAAGGTGACTGATGACATTAGTAAAGTTAAATTGAATTCAGTAAAGGGGTGGGATGACTATAGTATAACATTCCCTTCTTCAAAAATCACAGATGAAGAGTTAAAGGCTCATGCATATTTTAGATACTATCGCACCTCTCCTGTTATGGAGTTAGCGTATGGCCCTGCTGGGTTACAGTTTGGTAAGCTCTTCATTGAAGATGGTGATTATCATAAAGAGGTTTATTCTGGTGCTATACCATACCTGATGACAAGGGTGGTAGGTAAGGTGATGTGTCCTGTAGGTGTCTTATGGCACATGTTGAATTATAGTGAAGATTGATCGCACAGTAATAAGGGGTAGTTATGAATATTGATCTATGGCTTGAAGAAGCAATTAAGAAGATTAAGTCAACAGATCCAGATAAGCTGATTAAGCAACTGGAGTCTTTTGGACTTGTACAACCAAAGAGCAAGTGGATTAAGTGCAGTGAGCAGATGCCCGACGTTGGGCAGGAAGTCATCTTATTCAATGGTCTTGTGAAGACTGGTTACTACTATACCGAGTATGGTGATTTTTCTGACATCATCGAAGACGTTTTCACTATCGGGGACGCAACCCACTGGCAACCACTCCCTTCTCCACCGGAGGGTAACTAATCAAGGGACGACTCCGGTCGTCCTTTTTTATTGCATAAAGAAATCCAGCATGTTAATATGTGTTCTATGTAAACAGATGAGGAGGTTTAGATGACTAAGAACGAAGGTTACCTGTACGCCAGAAAGATTCGACGTAAGCATTACACTAACATTCAACTGGAGGCGATCATGAAAAGTGAGGGCCACAGTGAGGATGATATTAAGCTGGTTAAAGCATGGCTTTCAAATGACTACTCTTACTTACACAACCTAAAATAAGGTCAAGCAATGGACACATTCGAGTGGTTCCTGATCGGCACATTTACACTTATAGGAGTAACTATGTTGGTCTTTGGTGTGTTGTTCTTTTTCACAGATTCAGGTGACGATTTCACTGAGGAAGAAACAACTCAGCTTTCTCTGCTCCTGATACTGAAAAACTTACTTTAATAAACTAAACCAATTAAACAGTGGACAGATCTGTTGCATTCTTTGGACGGGTCTGGTATTATTTGTGTAAGCAATAGGTCCTGAAGCTGGACGAGACAACC